AATACTGCTTTCCTTGTAAACACAGGAGCAATCTTAATTATCTTTCCATCTGTATGTGTTGCTGCTGTAGTTCCTAATGCACCTCTAACAACTGTTACTTGATTATTAACAGTATCTAAATCAGTACAATACATTAACTCTGTTTCACATTCAATGATTGTTCCTGCATCCATTGCATCTTTTTCTTCTTGTGTTAATAAGTCGCCATTAAATGTGATAGTTGTAGCTGAAGCACTTAATGTACTTCCTCCTGTAGACAACGCTGTATATGAATTTAAATCGTCCATAGGTTCAAGGTATTCTCTGAAAACTCTATCTATTAATCCTGCAATATCTGTACTCATTAAGCTGCCTTATCTTCTGCGTTTACTGCTTTAGCAAAGTGTGATTGTCCGAACATAGCCATACCAAAAGAAGCACTACGTACTTCACTTACAGGTACAGCAGCTTCCATAGGATAGGATTCCTGGATAGGTGTGCTACCTTTAGAATCTATCTCTAAAGCTCTACCTTCTTTTAGCATTAAGAGCATATTCATTGTTGCTCCTAACTATGTCTAAAGTATAATACTATGCTTCTGTCTGCTGCTTCGCTTCCATTAGAGTTAACTCTTATATAACCATTACTTGCAAAAGCCCAACCTGAAGGGTCAACTCTTACCATGTTTCCTGCTGAGACTGTGTAGCTTACTTCTGTGCCATCTGTTTCAAAAACATCAACCCATCCTGTACTACCGTTCATAGAAAAATCAAATGTGATTGCAGAACCTGTCATTGCTGCAGGAAACTCAACACCACAAAGTAACATGCCATCTGTCTTTACAGCTAGGCTATCATTGTTATCTTCGGATACATCTATTAATGCTGTTTTACTTATCATATCTACCTTACTATAGCAGAACTATGGGAGCAGGTGGAGCTACTCCCAAAGTTCTTAATTTTAACTTTACGCTACTGCTTGGATTTTGCAATGATATGAAGGAGGACCAAATTCGAATCCCATTTCCATATAAACTGCTTTACCAATTCTTGCATTAGCATCTTGGTCTAGGTCACGAACGAACACAGTACCATATCCTGGGATATTTGTGAATACTGGTTGTATGTAAGCTAGGTCTAAGATGAAAGCAGTACCTGTTGGCATGATATCAGGGTCAATAACCATCAATCCGATTGAACCGAATGGGGTTACGATTGTATCAATGTCAACACCAGCAATATTTCTATCTCTAGGAATAATTGCTCCTGCTATATCTACTGTACCTTTAACAAGTTCATTGTTAAGGTCTAGTAATTGTTGTGGACTAACGCATAGTACAGGTTGTTTCATTGGTGCATGATTGTCATACATTCTCTTTAAAGCACCTGAAATGGTTTTAAAGGATATGACTTGTGCTGAACCAGTTCCATCACCTGAAGCGTCATTGTAGTAGCAGTTCCCACCTAATGGGTTTACTGCTGCAGAGTTGTTAGCGTTCTTGCCTGTGGTTACCCACACGTCAATTCCGTACATTTCTCTAGTTCCTGAACCTGGGGTGGTATTAGCACCGTCAGAGAAAGAACCATTGAATGCGAACCACTCAACTTCTCTTGCTACTTTTTCCATAGCTTTTTCAAGCTGTAATGCAAATTCATCTGTTACTGGATTTCCACCGAACAATCCTAATTTATCGCCAGCAGTTGTTGTTCCGTCTCCATCGGAGGCGTTAGCAATATTAGCTGACAAATCAAAAGGATTTTGATTGCCGGTAGACGCTAAAGCTGTATAGGTCATTTGTACACCTTTATGGAAAATTTGAGTTACATGTGTATATGCAGCTCTATCTCTTCCAAGATATTCTGTAGGTGCAGCACCCTCTTGTCCTTTAGTAGGTTCGGATGAGATGATTGCATTATCTTCTACTTGGACTTGCCAAAATGTAGAATTTAATACTTTACCACCATTCAAACCACCAACTGAGGAAAGTAAAGGTGTTCTTTGACCACCAACTTTAAACAACTCACCAGTAAAGTTATTGATATTTTGTGCATAAATCGTATTATTAGTCAACGATATATCTGCCATAATTAACTTCTCCTAATTTAATTGTTTACTTGTTTTTACTTTGTTCATCAACAGAATCCATAGCATACAATTTTGCTGCTATAGAATCTTTGACTCTAGTTTCTGGATTATTAACGAAGCTAACTACTTCTGCTAATGCATCAGCAGGAGCATTGTCAACTCCTAATTTATTAAGTTGCTCAACTCTAGTTTGAGCTTGAATCACGTTCTCTATAGGTGGAGCTGCTGGAGCAGGTGCTTCAGCATTAATAGCATCCTCACCAAACTCTGTATTAACAAAATCTGTTATAGCGTCAACTGTTACATCTCCGTCATAAAGTTTTGTTACAGCTTTACCCAATCCTTTTTCTGAGGATAAGCCAATTGAGGATAGTGCAGAATCCATTGCTTGTGTTTTAAATTGTTTATTCTCAGCTTTGAGTTTTTTATACTCTTGTCTAAGTTGTTTAATATTATCATTATCCAATGTTTCTTCAACCTCCTCGACTGCTACTTTATTTACTTGTTCTTCATTCATAATTAATTTCTCCATTCTCTGGCATATAAATAAACCCATTAAAATAATCGCCAGGTAATTAAAGGGATGTCGCAAGGGATTTTTGATTACAAGTTGGACACCTTGGGTAACCAACTGATTACGACCCTATATTTAGAGTGCCGACCTCGACAGGCACTATATATAGTATATAAGAATCTAAATCTAAAGTCAAGGTTTAAATTTATGTTTCAGTTAAACCTGTGACTTGTCCTGTTTGAGTTGTATAGGCACCTGTTGCTGAAGAACTTCCTGTTCTATTCTGTGCTTCTATAGCTTGTATCTGGTCCATTAATTTTTCATCTTTGAATAGGGTAGCTTCCAATACATTTGAAGCTGTACCTACAGTACTATTTCTATTTTGCCTTCTAGCCATACTACCTAATAATCTTGCAGTTGTAGCAGCAGTAGCAAACTGTGTTCTAGCTCCACCTAATGTAATTCCTGCTTGTGTAAACTCTTGTATTCTTTCAAGTGAAACATCTTCACCTATTTCAGTTGTATATATAGCTCCTAGTTCTGAAGCATTTAATCTTTTTTGTAGTATTTCAGTATTTAGATTAGGGTCTATAGCTAAAGCGAGTATAGATGACTCATCTAATGTAACAGATTCCCCAAGTTCACTTGAATAATAATCATTATAAGCTGCCACAATATTTTGTTTCATACCTTCATCCATTCTGTCAAATATTCTACTTCTAACAGTTTGTACTCTATTAATATATTCACTAGGAGATACTTGATTACCTACCATAGTTGCATATATTTCTCTACTTTTTTGTTTAGCATATCCTCCAAGACCTTGACCTATTAAAGATGCTTTGACTTGTTCAAATCCTGCTACGTAATCACTTTCATTTATTCTTATAGCTCCTGTTTCTGTATTAACAATACCTGGAAATACAGTTTGATATTCAGGAATTTCTCTCATAGCAGCTGTTGCTGCAGTTGCTGAACCATCTCCTTCTATAAATCCTTTTATATAAGCATCTACTAACTTATCTGCATTACCACCTGCATATGATTTAAGCCAAGGTAAGCGTAGGTAAACTTGATTAGGACTAAGGTTTAATGGTTCTTCTTCTTCTACACTAGCTGTTGTTTCTGATGCAGGTGCTGTGTAGTTAGAACCTCCGACTAATGATTCTGATTCTCTTATAGCCCTTGCTTCATCTTGGAAGTATCCTGCACCTTCTAGGTCTGCAATAAATCTTTTACCAGCATCTGTTTCATTATCTACTTCTATAGGTGTAAGTTGGTCTCTTCTGTAATATGAAAGTATTGCCATTATGCTATCCTAAATCCTCCTTGAATATTACCGCCTAAACTTGTTGTTATATTATCAGCCATAGTATTCATAAAATATTCATTCCTTTTATTATAAGCAGAAGTTCTATAAATTTTTCTTGCATCCATTTGTGATAATCCTAATCCTTCTAAGAATCCTTCATCTCCTTCATCAGCTACTTCACCAAAAGTACTTTGCCAGAAAGTCTTATATGGACCTACTACTTGAGAATACTTAAGATTTTTTCCACCAAATCTTTCTCCAAATACTGGGTCGTTATCAAACATAGTTTGCATTCTAGTATCAAAAGCTGTTTTGTCATTTGCAAATAATTCAACAAGACTATTTTGTTCTTCCTTTGATAGAGCATTCCAACGGTTTAAACCTATCCAACTTAGAGCAGAACTTTTAGCATTAATACCCTGTGTAAAAGATGAAGTATCTTGTTTCCATGTAGTATTATTTAATTCACTTCTAGGACCTGAAAATATTGAATAGAAATCACTATCCTTTGAATAGTCATATCCTTCAATACCTAAAACAAAACCTAAATATTCGTCTAATAAAGTTGCTGTCACTTTACCTCTTGTGACTTGGTTCCATAGATTTTCATATAGTTCTGCATTCTCTCTTTCAAATGCTTCTGGACTTATACCTATACCTTCTAATGCAGTATCTAATTTATCTTTTGTTCCACCTATTAACTTCGCATACTTTTGATTTGTTACAGAATCACCGTTTAAGTTAAAAGATAATGGGTCATCTCCTCCTGTAAGTATTGTTGAGTTTATATAATCTAATTGACCTTGTGTATATCCTGTAGTTAATCCTGCTCTACTCAGCTGTTCTGAGGTTAGAGTAGTACCCAATGCTAGTGCTTTGAATAATAACGTAAGACCAACTGCTTGACCATTTACTTCATCAAATAACCATGGATAAGAAGTTTCTAATTCTCTAAAACCACTAAATACAAAACTTGAGAAACCATTTTTATTTATTCTTAATCCAGTAGTAGGGTCTATTCCAAAATTTGTTGGAGCCCAAGAACCGCCTACTGAGAATCCTGTCATAGTTAAACTAGGGTCTTCTATAACTTCTCCTGGAGGAGGTGTGTATGACATTGCAGGTCCTTTTCTATCATTACCTCCTAAATCTACACCCCAATTAGTTGTGTAATCATTAATAGCTAAACCATTAGCTTCATAAGAAATATAAGCAGGATAGCCTACTAATTCTGATATATCGTATGCAAAATATACTATTCCATTTTTTGTATATACATAATCTGCAACTAACTTATTACTATGTAACCAGTTAGCTTGTGGTTTCGCAGCTTCAGGTGCTGTTCTACTCCATCCATTAGAAGTCCATAAATGAACATCCTCAAAAGGAACTTGTTGAGTTGCTCCGTTTGGACCATATATAGTTACTAAATCATCTGGCATTATTTATCCTCTTCTCCCTTTAATGCACTACCTAAAGTATACATTACATAATTAGAATTTCCTATATTATGTGTTTCAACTGGTACCATTCCAATATTAGGAGTAACTCTTCTATACACATATGATTTTTGAGCCTCTAATACAGTATCAAGATTTGCTGTATGTTGAAAGTAAGTAATTTCTCCTTCATTATATGAATTTTCAGAGGCTTCTACTTCTTCAGGTCTATACTTTCTTGCTCTACTTTCTTTATTTGCCAGTATTGCTTGTTCAGTAGGAGATATATCAGCATACAAATCAAGTTTATTCATAACTCGTTCGAAGTAAGTTCTTTCATCTTTAACATCAGGAGGGAATATAAGTTCTACTACCTTATCTAAAGCTGGGTCGCCTACTGCACTAACTAATAAACCTAATTCCCATAAATCTGTCAAAGTTAAACCAAGGGAAAATATATTTTTTAATTTATAACCTAAAGCCTTAAATACCTGGTCATAAGTTACACCTTGTAAAAGTGACCCTTTAGTACCTTGTATAATTTTAAACTTATCTCTATTAAGTAAAGCCCTAGCTTCAGTTATTGCATCGTCTATTGTTCCAGCTTGTTCAGGTGTAATCTTTATTACATCAGGTGTTGCTTCTTCTACTTCTTCTATAAGTTTTTTAAACCTATACTCTTCCATACTTGTAACTGTTCCTTCTACTACATCATCTCCTAAATTTGTAGGTGTGTCTATAGCTTTTCCAGTATCAAAATATGGGTCATCAGCTTGACCTATAGTACTTCTATCTACTTCATCTCCTACATTTGTAGGTGTGTCTATAATTATTTCATCTATTTGATTTGCTGTAGCTTGAGAAGTTTTGAATTGTTCTACAGTTGTATCTTCTATATTAATTCTTTTACCAATCCCTAAATCATCATTAGGGTCTAGTAAAACAACTTCATACTGTGCATTAGTTGGTCCTGTAACAAATCCTTCTATACCTGCTTTTCTAAGTGCAGTAAAAGTAAGGTTTGTATCTCCAAAACCGTGGGATAGCAAAAGATTTCCTTTTTGTGCTAATTCTACTTCTTGTGCTAACACTTTTGTAAATACTTCTACCCCACCACCATAAGAACGCCTTCCTGTTTTATCATAAAAAAATTGAGGTGTTTTATTTTTAGTAGCTGCAACTAAATCATCAAAGCTAACACCTGTTTCTTGAAAAAATATATCCCAATCTATTTTTTCTATTTGGTCTCCTAATGGTGCAGCACCTCCAACACCAGATTTAGGAACAAATACATCTGCACCTCTAAATTCTCCTCGTTTAATATTTATTAATAAATTATCTGTATTAACTTGTACTTTGTAAAAATTATCAACAGCATCTCTAAAATTTCCAGGACCTCTTATTTGATTTAAAGTTTTATTACCTATTGGCTCTGTGTAAAAACCAGGGATATGATTAACACCACCCATTTTATGACTAAATTTTATTTCATTTGCAGGAACATTACCACCTGCGTGTTTAACATAAAACTCAACATTTCCTGTAGTATTTTTATTTAAGCTATCAAAAAAATTATCAGCTAATTGATTAGGAGTTAAATCATCTACTACATTTGTAGGTGTGTTTGGTTTAATAACTAATTCATCTATTGGATTTACTGTTTGTTTATTATTATAAAAGTCATCTATAGTTGAGTTTTCAAAATTAACTTTTTTACCTATTCCTATGTCATCATTAGGGTCTAACAATACTACTTCTACTTGTCTATTGACATAACCTACTGTTCCTTCGTAACCTGACTTTCTCAATGTGCTATATAATTTTGTATTATCAATACCTAATTCTTGTGCTAAAATTCTTAATTTATTATGAAATGATTGATAGGTATGTTGAGTTCCTTTAAATTGTGAATAATTAATTCCTAATTCTTTTTCTAATAAATTCCAATCTAATTTAGTTTTTAATTCATTATTAAAATCAAAACCTGGTACATCAATTAATAAATTGTTTTTATTTACTTCAAGCCTGTAATAATTTTCTGTTGGTCTTATACCACCACCTGAAGCCATATCACCTGAAGATAAACCACCTATAGGTTCTGTATAAAACCCAGGAACTTCTTGTACTAATTTAGGTCTAAAATAAATACTTTCAGCAGGTACATTTACTCTTGAAATTTGTCTTAAATATATTTCAACAACATCATCACTATCTTTTAAAGATTTATAAAAATTATCTTGAAGTAGTTGCCTATCTGTATAACTTAATTCAGAAACTGAAGTAGCTGTTGCAGGTATTTCTGGTGTATATATATTATCTAAATGTTTTTGCATACTCTCCATATGAAAGAAACTACGACTAATTCCTACATCTGCCAAACCTTCTCCTTTTACAAAATCTAAATCCAATATACCTCTATTTTTTGGGTTAGTTGCTTCTGGAAACGCAGGTGCAAAAACTCCATCTTTAATATCTTGAATAAATTTATCTGTTAATTCAGTACTTAAACCTTTTTCATTAATTAAAAAATCTTTTAAATCTGAATATTTTAATAATCTTTTTTCAGCAGGATTAGATGTTGGTCCTGCAACTAACTTTCCTTGACTTTCAAATTTAGAATATGCTTCATCAAACCATTCATTTAAAGTTCCTTTATTTTTAATATCTTCAGGTTCCACTATTCTTCCTTATCTTTGTTGTAAACATTTTCTGTAAAATCTAACTGTGCATCTATTGTATCGTTAATATTATTTCTAATATTTCTTCCTAAACTTTTGAATGCATTTCCAAATCTTACATGTATAGGATAAGGTTTTGCCCAATTTACAGATATTTCTGGTTGAATATTTTTATCAAAACTTTCTCTTTCAAAAGGATTATTAACACCGTATAATTTCTGTAATACTTTTGCCCATACTTCTTTAGTTGCTTCAGGTGTTATTACTTCTGTTCCTACAAATCTAAATTCATCTCCTTGTAAATCTGTATTACCTTCATCTTCCTCATAATTGCTACCAGCATAATTAGGAGTAACAGGTTCTTCTATTTCTACAGGAGGTTGTGCTAAATAATTATCTACATCTTTAATTATATTATTTAAAAAAGCTATAGCATCCTCATCATCATCTTCATACATTCTTTCTGTAGTCCACTTATATAGTTTTTTTAATACATTCTTAAAAGATTTATCTTCTTGTTCTTTTTCTTTTTGGTCATAGACCATTTTAAACAATTCAGCTTGTTGATTTAAATCCAATCCTTGTATGAATGTAATAGCATAATCTTTAGCATCACCTTCTACTTTAAGTAAATCCCCTCTTCCTTCTTGTTCTTCACTAAGTATTCCTTTAGCTAATGCTCTCTTATGTTCTGAATCTCTTGGTAGTATAGATACTCCTTCATCACCGATTCTTGCCATATATTGAAATATCTGTGGTGCAGCAGTATCTACATTAATTTGAAATACACCTATTGAAGGAGACTCTTTATCTACAACATCTTGTGTAAATGGAATATTAGTTTCTAAAGATTTAGATTCATATCCCAACAAAGGAACAGCATATCTTAAAAATTCTTTATCAGTAAAACCCTCCGTTTTTAAGGCTTCAATAACCTCCTCGACAGTATATTCCATTTTAATTTCCTGGTTGATTAGCGATATTGGCAAGGCTACCCATAAGGCTAGCAAAAGATTTCCTATACTGAGCATCAGCTTGACTTCCTGTAATTATATCTCCATACGTATTTCGCATAAACTCATCAAAGCTAGTAGACATTGCTTCTCCTACATCCATTTCAGATTCTCTATCTGTCATAGCAAAGTCTCCTACCCTTCCACTACCTGCAAGGTTTCTTCTTCTTCTTGCATCTGATAGGTCTGCTTCCATATTCCTTTGTCTGATATCAAAATTTTGTTTTTGTAATGAGTAACTCTCTTTTGACCATGAATCAAAGAAAGCCTGTAACTCTGCATCTGAAGCTGGTCTACCCAGTCCTTCTGTTATAGCATCACTAATGTAACTTTTTGCATTAGTAAAATTAGGTTGAGTAAATTGAAATAGATTTTGATATGAATTATCTCCACCATAGTTAGATTCAAAAGCACCAGTTCCATATCCATAATCTGCTAATGAGTCTTTAAAAAATTCTTTTAAAAATACATTCATATTTGCTGCTGTACTACCTGGTGCAAGTAAGATACTGTATAAATCTTGTGAACTAATACCATCACCATTTAAATTTAATCTAGACATAGCAGATGTAATTGCTTCTATTGTTCCTCCTGGATTATTATCAAGTACTCCATAAACAAAAGTAAATGGTTGTAAGAATCCAGCTTCTACTAATAAAAGCTGTGTATCCATTATGTCTTCAGGAGATGCATTAGCAAATAATGAAGTGGCTAACCCATCTTGATATAGTGGCATTGTTCCTTTAGTGGATTTCTCACTATATACATCTAAATCTAATTCACCTATACCGTAGTATGTTTCATTAGAAAGTCCCATCATTGAACTTATAGTCCGCACTTCTTCTTCTGACTTACCTTGAAATGTTGTATCCGTTTCCATAGGGTCCATTGCCCAAGATGAATCTATAAAATCCTCTACGTAATTTACACCTAATTCATTATTTATAATTGCATCTATTCCATCTAAATATTCTTGAGTTGTTATTTTGTTATTATCTAATTTTTCTTTTAATTCTTCTGCTGAATCATAATCTATATTTCTTGCTGCAGTTTCTTTATATAAGTTATCTCGTGCATCTTTACTTACGAATGCTTTATAAGCTAAATCTGCTTGGTCAGAATATCCAGAAGATATAGCAGAACCAACAATATCAGGACTTAAATGAGAAAGCTCTTCTGGTAAAAGTTCTTTCTCATGTAAATCTATTAATACATCTGTGCTTTGTTTAATTATTTCAGCAGCTTCTGTTGCTACAGGTATATCGCTTCCTAATGATTCATAAGTAAAATTAATAGTATCTTTTAAATTCTGTGGCATTTCATCCCAAGGAATACCTAGAACAGCTTCAGCATACAAATGGTATTCTGCCAAACTAATAGGTGGAGCTTCTAATTCAGTAGTATCTACTTGTCCACTACTTCTTTGAGAAAACCAATCTATTACACCTCTTCCAAATTCTCGTACAAACTGTTCATCACCTAAGAAAAAGATACTTAAGAAATCATTAAATAACTCTTTATCAAACTCGTGTTCTCTACCCTTAGGCATTCTCCACTCTAATCCACCCCAACCAACTTCTGGACGAGGTTCTTCTACACCAAGAATTGCATCTAATATTCTTTGTTCTTCTTCTGTATACTGACTATTTTCACCATTTGCCATTAGATATCTACTCCATAGTAATTCATTTCTTCTTCTACCTCTACTCTAAACACATCAAAGTACATAAAGTAAAAGTCAGGATATTCTAACATAAGTTTATTAGCTACTCCTCTTAAGTAACTTCTATACTCTGAGGCTTCTGCTCTACTTAATGTAGCATTTAATCCATGTTCTGATTTTATTACATTTAAAACTCTTTGTCTTACAGTTAGATATTTAATAATTCCTTTCATAGCTGGCATTTCATTTAATTTTTTAGTGCTTCCATCAGGCATTGTAACTAAAGAATCTCCATCTCTTTGTACCATTTCAGTTAATTGGTTTATCTTTGCTTCAGTTGTCAATGATTGTGGAGCAGTTGAGGTTTCTCCATAACCAGGGAATTGTTGCTGTAGTTGCAATCTAATTAAATATAGTTGTTCAACTCTTTTAGCATATGGAAGGCTTGCATACATTGGTCCATCCATTATTACTCTTCTAGCATGTTCATAAGCTAAACTACCTTGAGCTTGTCTTACAGATTGTTCATATTGTTCTGGAGTTAAATCTACTCTATCTCCATCAGAAAATGCTTGATTCCATGCTTGCCAATTAAATTCATCTAATGGGCTATCTGGATACATGTAGTAAGCAACATCAGGATATTTTTTAAATAACTCTTCATTCTCTTGTTTAAAGTATCCGCCTTCATCTGTAAATGAAACCTTCCTAACTTGTTTAGATTTAGAAGTCAATAAAGATGTAGGTTCAAAACCAAATACTTTAATAAATTCTGCAATAGCTATAACTCTATCACCATTTGCTTTAGCTAACATTCTGTAATAAGCATCTGATAATAATGTTTGTGCAAAATATTTACCTTCTGGGTCTCCTTCTACTGTTCTTGGGTCTAGATAAGCTCTACCTCCTGGTCCTATTTCATAATCGTATTGAAGTACAGCACCAGTAGGAGCAATAAATTGTACAAATGCTCTATGTAATAAACTTTGTGTAGCTAACTTCTTAGCTTTTTCTAATGATGCAACCTGTTGTTCAGGTGTAGAATCATCATAAGTACCAGTCATAAACATAGCTCTTTGTATCTCTTTTACTTGATTGGCGTATGCTCTTTGAAACTCAGCATCCATTGAATCGCCTGCTACTACAGCTTTCTTAAGCCAACTAGGCATAGCTTGTTTAGCGTAAAACATAGGATTCAACATTGAAGATGTTCCCTCATTCGGTCTACCGTAAGGAAAGAATGCTTTATCTATTTCTTTATTAGAAGGTAATATTGCAGCAGCAGGTATCTGAGCTAAAGGTCCTAGACCTGGTATTATATCTCCTGCTACCATATTCAAACCACTAGCATATCCTCTAAGTTTTGTATTTATATTTGGTATTTCAGTTGTCTCTTTACCTGTAATAGGATTTGTACCTAATCCATCTGGGTCAGGATTATTTAAACTCTTATCAAGATTAAATATATTCTCAAACATATTCATGTTATACATCTCTTCACCTGATTGAGGGTCAGTAGTAAAGAAACCTTCATCTTCATATTCACCAAATAAACTTGGCTTACGCATTGCTTCTACTGTTCTTTGTGCTTTCCTACCAAATAACATTTTTTGACCTCTAAGAAGTTTTGTCCATGTACCAGCAATTTCAAGATATACTTCTGCGAAAGGCATTGCTAATCTAACCATATCTGTAATAACATGTCTTTTATTTAAATCGTAAAGTAAAGATTTTGTTTCTGTTAAAGCATATGCTTTAGCTAACTCATCAACTTGTCTTAAATCATCTAAACCTAATAATTTTTTAGCATCAGCTGTACCCATATTTTCTAAACTCTTTAGATATTTTCTAGCTCTACTACCAGGTACAGAACGACCCATCATTTTTTTAGCTTGACCAAATACTTGACTTCTTGCAGCATCATCTAAGTTTGCATAAATGTTTTCCATGAAGTTCCAATAGAATTGTCTAAACGCTGGAGAACGTGATAATTCATTTGTTGGAACACCCATTAATCCTGAGAATAATGTTTCTAACAACTCATCGTATTTACCTGCAAGCTCACCTGTCATATCAGTTCTTGATGCCTTAAAGTGATGTGAATCACTCCATACACCATTCTTCCTTCTTCTAAGCCATTCAGTATATTTTTTATGCTGTGACTCTGACATTTCTCTATTAAATTTTAATCTAGTAGATTCTCCAGCTGCATCTGCTATATCAACAAATTGGTTATCTGCTTTTGCAATATGACTAATTAACTCTTCATCTCCAGCTTGTATAATTGTATACTCAATAATATTATTTTCATTTGACACAGAAGGTTTAATAGAGTTTTCATCCCAAACATTTACCTTCCTTCCATCAGGTAATACTTCAACTGCTCTATATTTACCACCTGTTTTATCATGTATTCTTGCAACTATTGAATCTATATAAGAATCTGAATGTTGCTTACTATTACTTATTAAAGATTTATTATATTTACCTACTTCATCTGAATTTGATACGAATGCTTTTCTCCATTCACTAAGTTCCCCATCCCAAAAAGATTGTTTTATTTCATCTAATTTTCTATTAAATTGTTCTTTACCACCAATAGGATTAAATTCTATTTGAGCTATTCGTGTAGCTAATGGGTCATCTGCTAATTGCAACAACTCTTTAGTACCAGCTCCATAAAATCTTGGGTTATCTTTTTTAACTTGTGTAAATCCTCTAGCTCTCTTAGGGTCAAAACCTATAGTCATTCCTCTATGAGATTGAGTTAATGCTTGTTGATGTTGTAAAGATAGTTCTAATGTTTCATCAAATATATCTGTACCACCTCTACCTAAATTTAAAGTATCAGCTAGATAATCATCTCTAAGTTTTTCTCTTTGTCCTTTTAAGAGCTTAGCATTTCTAGATGGTTTTCTACCTAGTACCCATGAAAATGCAGAGAATGGATGAGCAAATACATTATCTAAATCAGCTGCCCACATACGCAATTGTTCTTCACCCACAACTCTTAAAACCCATGCAGGTCTCAAAAGAATAGATGGTTTCCATATCCTTTGCATATAACCATCTCCAATCATTGTTAACATTCCTTCAGTAAGATTTACTATCTCTTCCTCATCTGCTGTTTTCTTAACATTAAGTCTTGCTTTTTTAACAAATAGTTTTACAGATTCCATAGCAGTTTTATCATCTTTAAGAGCTAGCTCAGCTAGATTAGTTACTGGTTTAGCTAACAATCTTTCATAATCTTCAGCAGTTATATTTCTAGCTCTACCAGACAATCTCAACATTAAATCTCTCATAGGTCTAAATACTCTAAGGAATAATCTTGCATCAGGCATTGGAATAAACCCTTGGTCAAAATATTCAGAAAGCAAATGTGCTGTTGCTTTAGGTACTTTATTTACTTGAACTCTTTTATTTAAATCTGCGTTATTAGCTATATCATCTGCTATATCTTCAACTACTGTTCTAAGCTCATCAGCTGTGTAAAGTGTTTCATCACCAGGTTTAATTCTTTCTATAGCATTATCAATAGCACCTTTAACATTACCTAAAGTTATATTTGGTTTAAATTGTTTCTGAACAAAGAAGATATCTTCCATAGCTGTTTTTAATAATGCTTCGTCTGCACTTGTAAAATCACTAGGTCCAGATATATTCATAGTCTTAACATTATTAAACTCACTAAATCTTTGTATTTCTTCTGCTTGTTTTTTTGTTAACCCTTTAGATAAATCAACTACAGCATAAGGTTTGTGTCCTTGATAAACACCAGGCTTTAAACTTTTAATTCCTTCTTCAATAACATGAGTACCTTTTTCTAAATAGTTTGCAACTTGTTTCATACCTTGACCGCCTTTATTAGCACCCATAAATATAATTGTCATGTCAGCATTATCTAAGTTATATCTAGAAACTCTACTTATTTCTTGTTTATCAAGTTTCATTGTTGCAAAATCTTGGTCCCAAAAATCTTGGTCGTATATTTTTTTCTTATCTAGTTCTGATAAACCTTTAAATTCTGGGACAACATCGGCTACATCATTATGTAAATCATTAATACGTTTATCCATTCTTGTTCTATCTTGAATAGATTTTTGTAAATCATCTTTAAATGGTTTAACAGCTTCATCTAATTGATTAGCTATAGCTTCTTTAGCTTCTTTAGTTGTAGACTCTGGAAATTCTTTTTTATATTTAGATACATTTTCAGCATTAGGTTTAAACTGTTTAGCTATTTCATCTATCTGAACTCTTAAAGATTCTATCTTATCAGTTATATTTCTTGTAGAAGTTTCTAAACCATCAAGCTCCATAATATTTTTATTTGTTTTTTGCCTAACCCTTCTAGGAAGTTTAGCTACTTCAGTACCAACTCTTTCTAACGCTTCTTGTCTAGCAACAGATAGGTTCTTTAATTGATTAGCTTTATCTGTATCTGATAAATCTGATAGACCAAGCTCTTTCATTCTTTGTGATACATCAGTACCAGATTTTCCTCTATATCCATAAGGGACTCTACCACCTGTTTTTAATCCTATTTCTTCTGCTATGTTTAATCCTGCTTGTTCTACACCGTCATAAAATCCACCAGTTACATATTCAACTAATGCTCTATCTTCTGGAGAAGTTGCATTACTAGCTATTTCTTTTATGTCATTAAGTATTCCATCTAACTCATCTGTATCTACTTTGCTAGATTTTTTATATTTAGATAATACTCTTGATATAAGACCTAATGCTTCATCATCAGTTAATTGTTCTGAGAAAAACGTATCAAATGGTAAATCTTCTATTTTACTTCCTGGAAAATATTCAAGCTCTCCTAATGCGTTTGTAAAATACATACGAGTTTCATCAATACTAGCCATCCATTTTTTAACTCCTTTAACTAACTCAGGAGGTAATCCTATATTTTCAAATTTTTGAGCTATGTGTTTTTGTACATCATTCCAAACATCTAAAATATCATTCATATTTCTTACAGCTTGAGCCTTACTTACATTATCTAATCCTTTTTGTGTAAGAGCTAAATCAGCTAGTTTATCTAAGGCAGGTTCTGCTATAGCATCATCTACTCTTGCAAATCTCATCCATTCTTGTAAATCAAAGAATGACTGATTGAAATCATTAACATAAAGTTTTGGTGCTGGAAAGGTATCAAACATTCTACCTACAGCAGTATTATTCAAATTATGTCTAATTGCTCCAGATAGACCTACAGCTTCTCCTAGCTCCCCACCTACTACACTTCCTAATTTAGAAGATACCTTTCCTCTAAATAACAAAGAGGTTGGATTTAATTTCTTAGTAACTTCTCCACCTTCAATAGCAGCAACTAATATATCTTCTACTTCTTTAGTTGTTTTTGCATTCTTTAAATTTCTATGTAATACAGCATCAGCTCCATCACTACCTCTATTACCCATTAATCTTTTAATAGTTCCATAATCCTGTGCATTTACTAATTGATTTACTATCTTTCTACCTCCAGCAGTTCTTGTTACATACTCAATAGCAGAAGGAACATGTAATGTTTTTCTAACAGATTTGTCTATAATTCCAGCACCTTTCAAAACATCACCTTTTGATAATGACCTAGTAACTTTTCCAGCTTTAGATAAATATCCACCAACTAATATTGTTGGGTCAGCAAGAAGTGTGAATGCTCCATCAACAATACCTGTTGCTACATTGTAAGACCTAGTTCCTGGTTCAAATACATTAGCAAACATAGGAGCTGCAGGAGTTAGCTTTACTGTTCCATGTTTAGATTTAATAGTAAGACTTTCATCTCTTGCTTGTTCAGAGTTAGTTATATCTTCTCCATAATAAGATTGAACTATTTTCTTTACTTCTTCTGGGTCAGCACCTCTACCAACCATTTCTTTATAAATTTCTGTATTCTCTGCTAATGTTGAATTTCCAAAAAATCCTTCACCTAGGTTTACCTTTTCACCAGCTAAAGATTTTTTAATTGCTTCTCTACCTATAGAAGGACCTAGATGTTGTCTAGTCTTTTGCCATTCTGCTTGTGCTTTTTTATCAAATAGTAATGCAGTTGCTGCTGTTACTAATCCTTGACCATCTTTATGTTTTCTATCATTTAAATATTTTTGTGTAGATAACATAGGTTTCTTAACTAATTCATCTTGAAAAGAATCGAATGCAACAAAAGCTGTTCTAATAGTTCCCTTCATAGCACCTTTTGTTCTATCCCACCAAGTCTTTTCAACATCTAACCATCTCTCTACTAATGGAGCTAATTCTGGAGAATCAGCAGTTAATCCTATTAATGCAGAACCAAGTAATACATCTCTTGGTAAATAAAAATTTTCTGTTATTAAACCTTTTAAGTTTGCTGATATATTTGGATTAGCTTCTAAAGCATCAGTAAGTTGTTTAGCTTGTACAAATCTTTCTTGTTGAGCTTGTTCTTCTAAATCTTCAGACCAGGGAGGTTGCCACCACCATCTTATTTCTGCCATAAGACCCCCTATCTATTATGTCTCATTAAAGCTGCTATCTCTTTACTTGGTAATACCCTATACATACCCATCAAAAGCATATCAGGGTCCATCCCTGTCATCATAGATTCTTGATGAAGAGTGTCTTGTGACTCAAAAGGTCTATCTGTAGGTCTTGTAGCATCTTGTATTGCTCCTGGATTAGGTCCTATAATTTCTGGTTGAACTTCTGTTTCTACAATATTTGGGTCTTCACTAGCCATCATTGCAGAATTTTCTAAAGTTTCTAACTCTTTAGCTTGACCTTTAAAATCTTCAGCTTTATATTTTCCTTTAATTCCTCTACCCATAATATTCTTCTCCTCCTTCTGGAATAATCGTCAAATCTAACCTACCTACACCAGGTATGTAAGCTATTGTTATATGATTAATGATTATCTCCTCAACATAATTATCTACTACAGGCGGAACATAGTCAGGAAAGTTTCTTGCTACTATTTCAGCAAACTCAAACTCTGAGCCTTCCATTATGCACCACCGAGTAATGCTGATAAATTAGGTGGACCACCTTGTTGTGCTGCTTGTGCTTGTTGAGCTTGTTGCAACATTGCTTGCTCTTCAGGAGAAGGTTCTTCACCTACTGCTGAAAAGAATTTTTCTAATATATTTCCAATACCTTTTGGATTGTTATATATTTCTACAACAGCCATCATTGCTTTAGTATCACCCTGTTGTGATTGTTGCAATAACATTTGAAAAAGAATTTCTTCTGTTTTCTGTTTAGTTATTCTTTCATTGATTTGAACAATATTTTCTAGTCCATCCATTTCGTGTTGCATTGTTTCTTTATCAATGATTCCTGCTTGAAGCAATTGCAACCCTGTAATTATTTTGTTTGGTGCATCAAAAGAAGCCATAGCACCATATTTTCTTTTAGTCATATAGTTACTATCAATATCTCTATCTGGAGTATAAAACTCTGCAAAGGAAGCTCCTTTGTATGTACCACTCATAGGTTTACGTTTATCACCTAATAAAATTTCATCCAGCTCAAGACGCTTTGCATCTACATCCTGTAACGCATATTCTAAAATAGTATGATATTCCGATACCATCTGACCTACGCCAGATTCTAGTTCTTCTAAACCTCTACCTGTTACAAATGAATTAGGAGATATTGCGTCATCCTGAACTGGATAACCTGCTACTACTCTCAATTGTCTTTCGAGTCTTCCTACAGATTCAAATAACTGATACGGTAAATTAGTTACTGGTTTAACAACCTGAGAACCAGGAGCTAAATAGTTTATGGAATGTCTTCCTTTTCTATATTTTCCTGACTCTATTTCTCCGACAATATTTGTTTCTGTAAAAACTGCATCTTCCATAGCTATAACTGACAAAATATTAATCTTTGCCATAGCTGCCATTAAACCTATAACTTGGTCAAACTGACCTTGTAACTTATCGAAACTAAATCTTTTAGCTACAACAAATGCTGGTCCTGATTTAAGGACATTAGGTATAAAATCTACAATTTTCTTTGAAGCAGGATGTACTACATATGTTCCTTCAGGATTCATATACTCTACAATTACATCTCCATCATCACTTGAATTAGACCAGGTACCTTGTTTGTTATTTAATCCATATAAAGCAGCAGGTTCATTTTCTCTTTGATTGCTATCTTTAGAAGCGTTGTACCAAGTTTTTATTTCAGGATACATTTTAAATAAGTCTTTAAGAGGGATTATTTGTACAATAGCAAGTTCTGTTGGTTCTTGCATATTACCAAGATAACCAGGGTAACAGTCATAAGGATTTCTTAATTCTGCACATGGATATATATTTCCATTTTTATCTTTCTTTGAAGTAATTACCCAAACACAAAATCCATATCCTGGAAGCCATCTAGCTACTTGAGGAAGTTGTAATTCAAGTTTTTGCATATGGTCATATGAAGTAATAATTCTTTCTATTTTTTCTTTCTTTGCTTTATTACGACTACTATCTCTTG